GTCGTCACGGCGAATACCGACACGCAGCTCCGCACGAAGACCTGGGCCGAACTCAGCAAGTGGTACCAGCTCTTCATCGGCAAGAAGCTGTTCACGCTGACCGCGACGGCGATCTTCATCGCCCACGACAACGTGCGCGAGAAAGCGTGGCGGATCGACGGCGTGCCTTGGTCGGAGAACAACACCGAAGCCTTCGCCGGCATGCACAACAAGGGCAAGCGGATCATCGTGCTGTTCGACGAGGCGTCCACCATCGCTGATCTCGTGTGGGAAGTGACGCGTGGTGCGCTCACCGACGCGAACACGCAGATCATCTGGTGTCGGTTCGGCAACCCGACTCGCACCTCGGGTGAATTCTTCAAGCAGTGCACGAACTCGCGCCACCCCGACCGCTACCACCGGGTCGACGCACGCACCGTCCGGTTCACGAACAAGAACCAGATCAAGGCGTGGGTGGACGAGTACGGCGAGGACTCGGACTTTGTGCGCGTGCGCGTCAAAGGCATGTTCCCGCGCGCCGGCTATGCGAACTTCATCTCGCCGGAGCTGGTCACGCAGGCACGACGTCGGCGCCTGCCGCTTGCCACGTACAACACGTTCCCGAAGGTGCTGGCCGTCGACCCCGCGCGTTTCGGCGACGACTTCAGCGTCATCACGCTGCGCCAAGGCCTGCGCGTGCACTGGCAGGTGAAGCTGTCGGGTTTCGACGGGCCTGACCTCGCCGGGCGAATCTTCGCGCTGCTGAGGAACGACGACAAGCGTCAGCGCGAGCCGTCTGACCCGACGCAGCGGCTCGAGAGCGCCGCGGGGTGCTCGTGCATCGTCTACGACGCGATCGGCAACGGCGCCGACCTCGACTCGGCTCTCCGGCGTATGCCGGGCCTGCCGCTGCTGATCCCGGTGATGTGGGGCCAGCCGGCGAAGGACTCGAAGCAGTATTTCAACCAGCGCAGCGAGTGCTGGGGCCACATGCGCGACTGGCTCGAGGCCGGGCAGGTGCCGGACGATGACGAGCTTGCCGACCAGCTTGTCTCGCTCGACTACGGCAACGACGGGCTGTTTCGCATCCAGCTTCAGAGCAAGAAGGACATGAAGAAGAACGGCGGCAAGTCGCCCGACTGCGCCGACTCGCTCGCTCTCAGCTTCATCCCCGAGCTGATTGACCGCAAGGTCACGCTGGCGAAAGCAAAGCCCGTGCGGCGGCGCCGCGTGATTTGGAGCAGGTGAGATGGAGCCATACCAGCAACGCGTGGTCGACGAGAAGGACGCGCTCGACACGAAGATCAAGGCGCTGCAGGCGTTCACTTGCGCGGCGGCGTTCAGCGATTTGAACGAGATCGACCAGAAGCTGTTGCTGCGGCAAAGCGGCCTCATGCAGCTCTACTCGTCGACGCTGGCGCAACGCATCGCACGGTTCCCGTCGTGAGCCAGTGGCGCGTGCTCTCGAACCCGCCCGAGGTGCTGCCGATCGACGACGCACGGGAGCATGACTACGGCGAGAAGTGCTGGTGCCAGCCGTTCGATGACGACGGCGTGCTCGTGCACAACAGCGCCGACGAGCGCGAGAAGTTCGAGCGCGGTGAGCGCAAGCCGAGTTGACTCGTTGTCGTTTCTTGCAGGCCTGTCGCATAATCCCCGCCATCCGCGCAACCGGCCACCGGCCATGCCGCCACCTCACGGTGCCTGACGCATGCCCGATCTCGCCACCCCGACGACAGCGCAACCCCAGCCCGGACAGTCGGGCAAGCCTCTGGTTCGCGCCCTCGGGCTGCAGCAGTTGCTGCAACGCGATGCGGAGAAGCCCCCCGAAGCACAGAGCATCGACGACAGCGGCAGCCTGACCGCGCTCGCCGGCCACGTCCGCGCCGCGTGGGGCCGCAACAAGCTGTCGAAGATGCGGATCGACATCAAGCTGTTGCAGTGCCTGCGCGCCCGCCGCGGCATCTACTCGGCCGCCGAGGTGGCCGCGATCCAAGACAGTGCCGGCGGCATGAACATCGTGTGGGCCGATCTCACCGAGACGAAGTGCCGCGCGGCCTCGGCGTGGATTCGCGAGATCGTGCTGCCGGTCGGCGAGCGCCCCTGGGGCGTGGACCCGACGCCGATCCCCGAGCTGCCGAAGCAGATGCAGAAAGCCATCGTCGACAAGGCGATGCAGCAGGCGCAGCAGGCGATGCAGCAGACGGCGCAGGCCGGTGGCGGCACGATGAGCCGCGACGAATTCAAGGCGATGGCCGTGCAGATCGGCGACAAGCTGCGCGACGAGGCCGAAGACGCGGTGACGAAGGAAGCGAAGCGGCGCGCCGGCCGCATGGAGACGCAGATCGCGGACCGGCTCGACGAGGGCGGCTACGAAGAAGCGATGGACGCCTTCGTCGAGGACTTCGTGACGTTCCCCGCGGCGATCCTGAAGGGTCCGATCTACAAGCGGCACAAGACGCTGAAGTGGTCGGCCGGCTGGAAGCCGTTGGTCGCGAACAACCCGCACCAGTCATGGGAGCGTGTCTCGCCGTTCGATGTCTACCCGGCGCCTTCAGCGCGTTCGCCACAGCAAGGCGACTTCATCGAACGAATCCGCTTCCGCCGTGAAGAACTGCACGATCTGAAGGGCCTGCCCGACTACAAGGACGAGCAGATCGATCTCGCGTTGCGCGACTACTCGAACGGGCACCTCGAAGGGTGGCTGTGGACCGAGGCCGAACGGCAGCGGCTCGAGCAGGAAACGCTCTACATGTGGCTCTCGCCACCCGGCGTCATCGACGCGCTGAACTACTGGGGGTCGGTGCCAGGGTGGAAGCTCTTGAGCTGGGGCGTGACGTCGCGCCAGGGCTTCCCGATCGAAGAGACGGCCGAGTACGAGTGCAACGTCGTGCTGTGCGGCCGGTACATCCTGTACGCGGCGCTGAACCCGGACCCGTTGTCGCAGCGGCCCTACCGCAAGGCTTGCTACGACGAGATTCCCGGCGCGTTCTGGGGCCGCTCGATCCCCGACCTCGCGTCAACCAGCCAGAAGATGTGCAACGGCCTCGCGTGTGCGATGGCCGACAACTACTCGATGGCCTCTGGCCCGATGGTGTGGGTGCATGCGGACCGCTTCGCGGACGGCGAGGACACGCAGTCGATTTTCCCGTGGCGCTTGTGGCAGCTCAAGAGCGACCCGCAGCAAGGCGTGAACCCCGGCATCGGCTTCTTCCAGGCCGAGGACCGCGCGCAGTCGCTGATGATGTCCTACGAGAAGTGGGAGCTGAAGGCCGACGATGCGACCGGCATCCCACGCTACACCTACGGCAACGAGCGTGCTGGCGGCAGCGCCGACACGGCCACGGGCCTGTCGATGCTGATGAACAACGCGGCCAAGGGCCTGCGCCGCGCGATCTCGAACATCGACTTGCACGTGATCTCGTTGACGATCAACGACACGTTCACCAACGAGATGCTTTACAACCCGGATCACTCGATCAAGGGTGACTGCATCATCGTGCCGCGCGGCGCCGCGGCGATTCTCATCAAAGAGTCGGCGCAGCAGCGGCGCATGCAGTTCTTGCAGCTCGCTACCGGCAACCCGATCGTGGCGCAACTCATCGGGCCGAAGCACATCATGAACATCGTGCGCGAAGTCGCGGTGTCGATGGAGCTGCCGCCGGACTCGGTGCCGTCTGAAGACGAGGTGGACCAGATGCTCGCGCAGCAGGCGCAGCAGGCGCAGGCGCAGCAACAAGCCGAGCAGCAACAGGTGCAGGCGCAAGAGGCCGCGATCGGTGCGCGCGAGACGCAGAGCGAGAACACGCGCATCATCGGCGGCATCGTGACGCAAGCCGTCACGGCGGCGCTGAAGGGGCACCCGTTCACCTCTGACACCGAGGCCGGCGCAGCGAAGAGCGGGAAATCGGCGGCGAGCACGGCCCAGGCTGCGCTCGGCGCGCCGCAAGCCGCTGCCACGCCACAGCCCGCGATGGCCGCTGGTTGACCGCACCCCTGCAAGACCTTACATTTCGCACCCATGCGGCTTGATGCCTCGCAGCTCGATGTTCTGGAAAGACTTGGGAAGTCACCGGACGGGCGGCAGCTACTGGCCCTGATCTCGGCAGAGATCGCTGACTGCAACGCGACGTTGCGCAAAGCAACAGGCGAAAGCCTGTATCGAGCACAGGGCGTAGCCCAGTACCTCGATGAGCTGCGCGGCCGCCTCGAAGGCAAGAAGCAAACTGCCCAGTTGACATCAAGGCGCCCCACGCCTTTCGATTCGACTGCATGACACGGGAACCGCATCCTGCATCCCCGACGAACCCCAGTCACGTCTCGTGCCTCTGGATCGTGGAGAAACTGAATGCCGGCTACTCAAGCCTCGACTGAAACACGCGTCCCTCGTCAGGTAGCAGCCCGCGTCGCCGCAAGCGTCGCCCGCTACACGCCCACCGAAACGGACCCGCCGAATCCTGCAGCCCCCAACGCACCGGCCCCAGGGCCAGCCGCAGCGGCTGCCACACCGACCGATCCCCAGGCACCCGCCGTCGATCCGCGCCACTCGGACCCGAACTACTGGAAACAGCGGTTCGATGTCACCTCGGGCATCCTTGCTCGAGAACGAGGCGAACGGAACACGCAGATCGCGGACCTGAATCGGCGGATCACCGAGCTGCAAGACCAAGCTCGAAATCTTCAAGCTGCTGCTCCTGCGGCCGAGATCGATCTGACGAAGTACTTCACTCCGGCCCAGATCGAAACCTACGGCGAAGAGCAGTGTCGCGTGATGGCGCAAACGGCCGACAAGGCCGCGACCACGAAGGCTCAGGAACTGATCGACGCCGCGGTGCGGCCTCTCAGGGAAGAGCGGACGCAGGCCGCGGCCAACGACGCCGAACGTGCGAAACAAGCCTTCGTGGACAAGCTCACCGAGCTGGTTCCCGACTGGCAGACCATCGACAAAGACCCTCGTTGGCTCGAGGGTTGGTTGCCTGAAGAAGACGAGAACGGGGTGCAGCGCCAGCAACTGCTGGACATCCACATCGCGAACCGCAATGCGGCAGCCGCGGCGAAGATGTTCAAACGGTTCGCGAAGTCGATCGAGGTGCCTGCACCTCCGGTTGCACCGAGCGGCACTGGCGCCAACCCCGGCGGCGATGCGGAACCTCCGACTCCGGGGGCGGTTGCTTCGGCAACCCCGCCCACGAAGGCAGAGGTGAAGGACTTCTACAAGCGATCGGCGACGATCCGTAGGGGCCAACCCGGTTATGTGACGGATCAGGAGCGTGCGACGTTCGAGGCTCGACTGAAGCTGGCGCACCCCGACCGCGCGTGAAAGCGCGCAGTCGGGGGTGAGCGCAACCACCCTTCGGGAGAATCGACCGTGAAGCAGAAGACCATCTTCGGCGGCCTCATCGCCGCCATCAGCGCATTCGCCTACGGCGTCGCGCTGAAAGCCTACGACACCATCGTCGGCTTCCAGTACCGCACGGGCGCCGTCGCCTATGCGGGCGTTCCGCGAGCCTCGGGCATCCCCGACTACGGCCCTGCGGGCACGATCAACTTCGACCCCGAGCTGTACAGCGGCAAGCTGGTCGAGAAGTTCTACAAGACCACCGTCTTCGGCGAGATCGCGTCGACGGACTACGAAGGCGAGATCGCGGGCTTCGGCGCGCAGGTCAAGATTCGCACCATCCCCGACGTCACGGTCAGCGACTACGTGATCGGCGCCGGCCTGAACGCCCAGTACCCGACGAACAACAGCGTCACGCTGGCGATTGATCAGGCAAAGAGCTTCTGCGTTGCCCTGTCGACCGTCGACGCGCGCCAATCGGACCTCGACCTCGCGGACGTGTTCGCGAACGACGGCTCGATCCAGCTCCGCATCGCCGCCGACTCGGACATGCTCGAGACGATCCCGGCCGAGGTTTCCGCCGACAACAGCGGCACCACCGCTGGCGCCGACTCGAACTCGATCAACCTGGGCGACTCGACCACGCCGGTCGCGATCACGAAGACCAATGTCGTCGACTTCATCGTCGACTGCGGCACCGTGCTCGACGAGCAGAACGTGTCGGACGAGGGCCGCTGGTTCGTGGCGCCGCCGGCCTTCATCGCTGCGATCAAGAAGAGCGACCTGAAGATCGCGTCGCTCGCGGGCGACGGCGTGTCGATCGTGCGCAACGGCAAGGTGGGCGAGATCGATCGCTTCACCATGTACCAGTCGCGCAACCTGCTCAAGCAAACGTCGCCGGGTCCGGCCACGTACTGCATGTTCGGGCACTCGGCTGGCCTCACGTTCGCGTCGCAGATCGTCGAGTGCCAGATGATCGACAACCCGAACGACTTCGGCTACATCATCCGCGGGCTGATGGTGTTCGGCTACGAGGTGATCGGTCCGAACTACGTGGGCACGGCCTGCGTCAAGGTGAGCTGATCGCAGTAGGATCGGGGCTCACGCCCTGATCCTCTGCACAGCCCGCTCCCAACCCTCACCGGAGAATCGAAATGTCGTTCAAACCCAGCTACCCCGGCGCCTACGGCCCGAGCTACGCCGTCAAGGTGCCGCCCGAGACGATTGCCGCCGAGCGATCCAACGCCAGCGGCAAGGCCAAGGCCCGTTTCCCCAGCACGCCTCTCGGCCCCGGCCAGAAGAACGGCGAGCAAGGGAAGATGAAGCGTCCGGCGTACACGCCGGGCGGCCCCACCGGCTCCTGAGCCGGCAAGCCTGAAGAGCCGGCGCCTCGTGCGCCGGTTTTTCGATCCACCTTCGTCCGAGGGTCGATCGCAAAGCCAACCCTTCAGGAGAATCGACGATGGCGACCGCGATGAAGATGCCGATGAAAAAAGGCATGCCCTTCGGCAAGAAGGCGATGCCCACGATGGGCAAACCGAAGACCATGAAGGCCTTCGAGAAGTCCCCCTTCGACAAGGAGCCCAAAGGCATGAAGGAGGGCTCGAAGGCCGACAAGGTGCTCGACAAGAAGCAGTTCGCCAAGGCGAAGAAGTAAAGAGTCTTTCCAACCCCCACCACGTCAAGCGGAGATCGAATCCATGATGACAGAGCAGCAAGAAGCCAACCTCGCCGCGGCCCACGGACGCGCTAAGAAGAAGAAGCAAGACAAGGCGAACCCGATGGTCATCAACATCCACAACGGACGGTTGATGCCCAACACGCCGCGTCTGCGCGCACACAAGGACTACCGAGTGTACGGCGGCAAGCTCGACGCCTCGGTGCCCGAGCGCATGCGCTGGCTCGAGGGCGCGCTGAAGCAGTTGCCGACGAAGGTCGTCAACAGCAAGGAAGCCGAGGACATGTTCGACGTCGGCACGGCCTCGATCGACGATCTGGTGGTCTTCGCCGTCGAGCAGTGGGGCGCGACGCTCGACCCGAACAAGCCCATCAAGCAGCTCCGCAAGGAAGTGGTGGCGTTGGCCGAGAAGCACGCCAGCGACGAGGCGCAGCACTGAGATGTTGCTCGCGTCCACGATCCTCGACAGCGTGTCGCGCACTTT